ACAACTTAAACAACATCATGTAATTGCTTAAACTTTCTCTAGTCCACACATTAGATGGATGATTGACATGGGTAGCTTTGAATAATACATTCTCCCTGTCATCAGGTAACAACCATCGTTTGATGTTTCTACCGTTTTTAGTTTTGCCGTAATACAACTGTCCATCAAGAACACGATGAGCTGTTGACAACAACTGACAATACTCAGTTATCATTTTTACAATGTGTTTGTCAACGTGCCACTTCGCACACTGTATCGGGTCATCATCAAGATAGAATATGTTCATTTTCTATAAATAATCTGGTGCGTATTCAGAAGCAATTTGGACTGGCATTTCTCCAACTTCTTCACTGACCATTTCATAAAATTTTGGTTTTATTTTTGCTGTTCCGCTAAACCAGAAATTTCCTAAATTCCTATCTCGCATTGCAATAACAGCTTGTGCAATTTGTATTTTTACAAAATTAGGATTTCTGTCTGCAAAATCTTTTTTTGGATGTTCTCCTATAACTATTTTTCCATTTTCATCCCTACCCATAAAATTTTTATCACCAAGAACTAATCTATCTGGATGACATTCACCGTTGGGATTAGGATTGTGCCAACTCTTATAAAAGTCATGGTCTTGATTACACCTTATGTTCACAAAGTACAAACTACCGCCTTTGTTAGAATAATCAATGTAACTTTCGTCAGCAGTAAAACAAACAAGCTTGTTTATTTCTGTTTCATTAAAATCCCATAGTTTCCAACCACCCTCTTTGGTAATTTCAGTTAACTTGTTTGTAAAATCTATTTCATTATCTCTGTATTCTCTGTTCATATCACCTTCTCCATTTATAAAATATATTCATTCACTAATTTCTTTACTTTTTTTAGGTTCTTATATACTAACACATTGTCGGTCATACTGTCAATAGATTTTTGAAGTAATTCACCATCAGTCTTAAGCACATCTTTCAGAGGAAATATATCGACTGAAATTAACAATGCACAAGTTTTATCTTTTTCTACGGGTATGGTTCTCTCATGTTCAACCCTAAACCACAAATCATCTATTGAATCAAAGTCAGGCTTTTCATAACTTGGATGATTACTGCGTTTACCTAAAGGTGATATGCCCCATGTATATCGATGGTAACAATTGTTACCAGTAATGGCTTTCATGATACGGGCACTTGCATTACGCAACTTATCACCATCAGCAATCGGACTATGTAATTCTTGGAGTGTCTTACCTTGTTTATCACCAGCACTCCAACTACTTGCAAATGCAACAAAACTGGATTCCAGTTTTCCTTCATGCATTATCAATATGTCATCTTCTATTTCCAGACCTAATCCTAATATGCTTGAAAAGTTTTGATTTAATCCCAATGATTCAGAAGTTTTATTTACTAAGTCGTTGTCTTTTGCAACATCAGTTTCAAACCAGATATCGTCTTTAAGATTATCGTATTCAGATATTCGTTCATCTAATGTCCACTCATTAGCATATATAGAAATGGTCTGAGTATGCATCATCATTTTTGCAAAAGGATAAGTTGCAAAGGTGGCGCTCATAGTAAAAGGAACTCTAATCATATGTTTAAACATGTTATTTTCTCCATCTATAAAAGATATGATCTCCTATTTCAATTGTCTTGGTTTTTGATTTGGCCCAAGACGGTGTAATTGAATCTGCATGGTAAAATGTTGCACCATCAGTTATGTCAAACATCATAAATTGAGATGTTAATAGTAATCTAGTCAACGACATTATTTCCATATAGACACTTATATTGTTTATGTCATCAGCCTTACCATCACAGTACCAACTGAACTGGCATCGGTGACGTACAGGATAGAATACACGTTCTATCTCTGGTACATCCTTTCCTTTTGTTGTCCAACTTTCTTTTGTTTCTGCTTGAAAAACTACCCCACAGATTGTGTCGGGGAATCTATCATCAGTGGCCCGATTCAAAGTAACAGCGGCAACCGCTAACCAACCAGCGGTTCCCTGATCCCTTGCTTCATGGTAAATGTTTTCTGCAAGGCATCTTGCCTCTTCTATGTCAAATCCTATCTTCGGTTCAATATTGCTTTCTAATTTTTCTTTAGACGGTTCTAGTAATTTTACATTACCATTGGTATCTGTCAAAAGTGGTTGGGCGAAACCTGGCCCGATGGAAAACCCCATTGTTACTGCACTGGCAGTTGCAATTGATAATAGAAACAATAGAATCAAAATTGGTTTTGTAGTTTTTTTCATATTTGATCTTCCCTCCAAAATTCATCGGTTAATTTCTCTTGGAGTCGTAGGGCTTCCTTTTCCCACGGCATATCATAATATGTTACATTTTTCGGAACTGTCCCAGACTTCCAGCGATGACGACCATTTATAGGAAAGTCATCCATCTCATTTCTTGCAAATTGTTTTACATGAACCATCTCATGAATCAATGTCATGATCAATTGTCGAAGTTTTAGGCTTTTATGAATTTCAATGCTAAATATTCTTCTTTCATCATCTTCCATTGAGCAATAACCATCTACTTCCCGAAGTTTTCTGAGGATTACATGGATATCTAAACTACTCATTCGAGAAAGCTTTAATCGTCTGATAGTCCATCCAATAACTTTGTAGACAACCTCTCTCTGAAATTTACTACCGCCCGTGATCCGAACGTCCATCTAAAATCTTCCTTTATCTAAATATAAAGATGTAGGGGACTCATATGAGTCCCCTACGGGGTTCCCAAGTAAGACATTCACTTTGTATCATCATGTATATTTATGTCTTATTGGGTTTTGTTTGCGGTGCAATTGATGATGAGGTTGAGAGAGGTTGCACCGCAAACCAAACTTGACCTCGATGGATTATAAGTAGAGAGGGCCCGTCCAGTTTATCGGATAGTTGCCCTCAAGGACATTACCCCTCGCTGCGTTTCTTGCGGGAGCGTTCCAACCAGCAGGTTTTAGGATATCACCTTTACGAAATTTATTATCATCTTCTTTCATAACAAAGGCTGTTACGCTTCTGTCACTAATGACCTTGATGTATTTCCTACCTTCGGTAATCTCAAACTTATTCGCAAATTCTTCTGCACGTTCTTTTGCACGTTCTTCCGTAAGACTTGTATTACCTGTCCAATCGACATAATCTTCAACCATGGCACCAATCATCTTCTCGATGCCATCATTCAAGTCAACACCCCTTTCTTTACACGATATCGTCATAATTTTTCCTCATCATTTCCAAACTATATACATATTATCTCAAATCTAGGGGGCATTGTCAACCCCCATATAAGTTGTTGATTTATAAGAATTTAATCCTCTATCATTCCTGATGCAGACCTAGATCCTTCTGGATAGGTGTTCAAATCAATTTGCATGAAGTTCTCATCCCAACCAAAGGCCTCGCGGACTACATTTGCAGATAGTCCTTTGTAGGTTTGATGAAGGTTCTTATCTTTTATATCACAAACAAGCTTAGCTTCACTTACATGCAGCCCTTCTAACAATTGAATAAACATTTGCTCTTTCTTAAACTGCGGTGTTACGTTATCACCCCCACGGATAAAACGGTAGAGTTTTTTTGCTTCAGTCGAAAGTCGAGTATGTTCTGTTCCAGCAGGCGCATCATTCGGTGTAAAAGGAACATCACCCGCTGGCATAGCCCATACAATGTTGGGGTCAAAGGAAGCTTTAATCACCATGCGAAATGCATCGTTGTTATAGTTCCTAAGTATTTCTACTTTTTTGTTTTTGGTTTTGGCCTTATGAACAAGGTCAAGTATTTCTGAAAATAATAGTGTACTGTCTGGCATCAAAATTCTCCAATCGATTCAGTCAAAGTTTTTAACTTTGAAGATATAAAATAATTTAACAGGTTACTTCGATCACCACATGGAGCTGAATCAAACTCATCAAGAATTTGTAATTCTAGTTCCTCTGGAACATTATCTAGGTTTATGAGTTTTTCATTTCTTTGATAATTTCGTTTAACTTCATCATGTAGGTCATCAAAATCTGTCTGTAGTATTACTCCAATCTTTTTCTTCCCTAAAGGTTTCTGTCGTAGTCCATCTACGAAAGTATTGTCTGGTGACAGAACATTCGGTATCCCATCACTAGAATCACCTTTTAATATATGTTCTTTTATATATACGTTTGGGTCAATCCCATTCACCAGTTTCTTAGTGTTAGGACTGTGTTGTTTAACTTTTGGATACTTGTGTAACTGTATGAAGTCTTTATCAGCAGATACAATCATTATATCTTCGTTCTGATACTTCTTACATAGGACTGCGATGATATCATCAGCCTCTGTACCATATACCTCTAGGTATTTGTATGGTAGGTTCTCTCTTACTTCATCTTTAATCTTGTTAAGAACACCGTATATTTGATCCCAATCCTTACCATCTTTCTCTCGGCCCATCTTACGATTGAGTTTATATTCTGGAAAATAGTCTCTTCTCCAGTAATGTCTAGAATCCCATGTTAAAACTACCTCACCGTATTCTTGGTTGAACATATTGCGATACATACGAACTGAATTGAGTATCATATGTCGAACCATATTTTCATCGACAATATTAGCCTTTGTCATATGTATGTTCATCATCAGACTCGCAACCGATATCTGATTCATGTCAAGTATTATCATTATTATTTCCCTACCGTATAATATGCGTTAAATGAAAGAGAGCGTCTTTCTCCCTCACAGTAAAATGGATAAACAGAATGTCTTAACCAAGAAGGAAACAAAAACATTTTCCCGACTTCTGGTTTACACATCAGAGTATCACTTCTAAAATCTTGAGCTTCACCGTACATAAACTGTATCAGCCCACTAGCTGGATAATGGTCATTGTATTCCTTATCCATAAAATCATTCATACCTTCGGGTATCTTGAGATACATAACCGCAGAAAAGTTTCCACTGTGTTTATGCCATGGATTGTATTCATTTTTGTACTGGCTGACCATCCAGCATTGTGCGAGGTGAATGTTTTCTATAGATGGGTGTAGATTTACAGGAGTGCCTGAGCCGGTTAATTTGTTCCACTCATAAGAACGATTCTTTTCTATCATTCGTTGTAGATACAGAAGACAAGATTCTTTCATAAAGTCCAGAGTATACTTCCTTTCTTCTTTATCGGTCAAAGGAATCTGTACTTCTTTACTGACTTTACCAACAAGGTTTTCTGAAAAGTCCCATTCTGCTGATGTTGTATCATCACTCAGAACTTCATCGCCAACCTTGTTGACGATTTCAATAAATTGATCTGGTACTTCACATTCCATAACGGTCGCACTGAATGGTTCTAAAAACTTTACTTCATCACTCATCTAAATCTTCTATAATATTATCTAGTATCTCAAGTAGTCTTTGAGTATCAAAATGAGAATATCTGGTTTTTTCTTCATCCTCACCAATAACCACTATACTTTGTATAAATCGTGTCATTGGATGAGGATATCCTAACTCTCGATGAAGCATTGACTTAATGGACTCGTTTATAAAACCAATCTCCAAACTAAAATTTTCGTCTTTGATATCAATGTCATTTTCATTCATGGTATGAATGAACTGAACCATGGCTGTTTCGGTCATATTTTCTATGAACGACATATCTTCTGATATTTTCTTTTGTTCTTCTTTATGTTGACCTTGATCTTTCCAAGGGCCCTTGATTACATTATCATTCATTGTTTTATTCCAAAAATCTTTATTAAAATTTGGTAGTTTTTGACTTTGCTATAACTTTCCAATTCACTATAGTCTCTTGATATTCACCGCAGAAGTTATCAATCCAACAACCACCACTAAGATAGGCTTCACAGTGTCGAATGTATCCTTCGGTTGATGCAACTTTTGCTATCGAACCTTTTACATTTGCACGAACATCACTCTTGTATTTTTGCAACAACCCTTTTTGTGTCTTAATCCACTGACGGACATTCTTTAATGAAAACGTGTGATCTTCTGGTTTCGCAAGCACACTCGGATGTACGTTCTTATACTTGGGCGGATTCTTTTTAAATCTTTTCTCTCTCGCAATCTCAAGTCGTTCTGCAGCTGCAATCCTTTGTTCTTCAGTCATTGGTTTGCGTTTTCTGCGAACTTTCTTTACAGGTTCAGTCCACTTATCATTCTGTGTTTTTGCAGTAATCTTCTTAGCCATATCAGTATACCTTTTTCAAGTTCCATTTAATAATAATCTTATTCATCTTTCATTCCTTCCATATTTTCAATTATATAATCTGCACCACCAGCCTCTACAAATACTTCCTTGATTGTTGGTAATACGTCAAACTTCACTAGTGCCATACCTAGTAAGACACCCATAACAAATTTTATCATTTTGGACACAACCGCATTTTAACTTTTTGTATGCCTTCATTTTCTATTCGCACATTCATGTATATGATGTTACACGATTCCTTTTCTGATAATTTAAGGACATCTCCATCCCAATAGTAATCCTTATTGAGACATTTGAGATGGCTTTGACTTTTCAATTTCTCTTGCACCCGTTGGCGCATGATATTTTTCTTTGCACGTTGTTCTGCATGATTGCATGCTTCGGACTCTGACATGTCAGGCCCAAAAATATAATGACCAGTTGAAGGATACCATTTCTTTTTAATTTTTGATTCAATCTTCATGATACATTTACGAGTGTCATCAGTGTAAGGGATAACCGTTTTGTTTATAACACGAACAGCGTCTATCTGTCCTTGCATAATAAACTGATCATTGTTTTGATATTCACACTCGTAAGAATAACTTAATCGAAAATAAAATATGATTGATAATGTTACGAATGTTATAATAAATAATTTAAGATTCATCTTCCAACTTGACGAAAACCTTTTCGCCATTTTCGTCAATTTCAGTTTTAACAAACTTCTCTTCTTCAAGCCAATCCAGCATGTAACTATATGCATCACAAGCAAGACGACGTTTGCCCCACCAATACGCACCATACATACAAGCAAGTGCTATAACTGTGTGTGTAATTGTGTCCATATTACCTTCCTAGTAATTTAACGTGAGCTCCAAAGTATTTAGTAAAAACTTTCACAAGGTTCTCGTAGTCGCTAGATTGCATTTCCATAACGATACGATCTCTTTCTTCACTTTCAAACCCCATCTTAGTTCCAAGACGATTTGCGTGAGACAGCAATACAAATGCATTTCCGTCGCGGCTCGTCAAATCCAAGACCAACTTACCGTCCATTACAACACTCATTATAAACCACCCAATATTGCATAACTAAACATAAAGCAACTTGCTATATAACAAACCACACCAAGGAAATTAAGTAAAATTCCTTCAAATGGGCCCTTTTCTTTAGCAGATAAAGGAGCTGCATAATCTTTCATAATCATAATAAACCTCATCAATTTCAAACTACCTGTCTATAATAAGGTATTTTGAGGGGCATTGTCAAGTCTTTTATTTTTCTCTTATAAATCAATAACTTAAATAGGCATAACTACCAGTCATCACCTATATCTCTTGAGGGTATTTATCATTATTCCCGTTCCTGTCCCCATTTATTATAAATAAGAACGAGGTATGGGTTGAAAAAAAACAATAAATCAGCCTAATTAGGCATAGGAACCAATATGGAAGCATTTAAACTAATTGCTGACCTTGGGTTCTCCATTGCAGCAGTGTTTGGTGGTGGCTTTTTTATTATCATGCTATTAAGATATATTCTCGAATCTGTTACGTTAAAAGTCCAAGCACTTAATGGTATGTTATCAGTGCTGAACAACAGAGTGAGAACTATCAACAATGAAATAATAAGACTTGATGCTTTGATATGTATTGCTCTGGGGGTCAAACCTGATGTAAGAAGAATATCAGCAGCTGACGGTAAAGAAGACGCAAGAAAGGATTAAGAGGCATT